GTTTCCGCTGTTGTCTAATAGTACGCCAGAATTATTGCCGTCGCCGTCAGTTATAGCCTTAGGCGTTGCCGATAGTGTACTTTCGTCAGATGTTTTTAGTAAACCTTTGTAGGTTGAGCTAATTTGTTTGTTTGTTAATGTACTCATATCTTTTTTTTATTAAGGTCTAAAACAGCTAGGTTTACTACTTATATTTATACTGTCTGTATTTTCAATGTTACCCCAGCTGCTATTTGTAACCATTTGACAGTAAACATTACCCCAGTTTGTTGTATTTGACATTTTTTTTGTTTTGCTTTTGTAAATAGCTTACTAGCTTTTTTACGTTAATACTTTTTATTTTATACTGTTTTTTCATAATACCCAGCCTGTAAACGATGCGCTTTTTTCTGGCTGCATTTGCTCGTTTCTATTTTCGTAATATTTAGGAAATTTAGCCGATGCGTTAAAACTCATATAATCAATAAAACGCCTGGTATAAAATTCGGCACTACTCCTATGCTTTTGCACTAAATAGTCGACCTCGTCTTTATTTACATTTGCGCCTGTTTCGCTAGTTGTTTTAAACAAACCGCCATTTTTAATTTGGTACGAGCAAAAAGGCAAATAATCTACCATACTAAAATGGATTAGCATAGGCTGCAAAAAGTCATTAAGTAGCGCTTTTGTGTCAGCGTCTATAGGTACAGGGTTAACTGCCGCTTGACTAGCAAGTATTTTATTTGAAATTTCGTCGTACAATGCCGAGCCGCAATACTGTAAAACGTGCGTCTGCTGCGCCAGCTTTACCGACTGTAAAAAAAGGTCGGTATCTACATTTCCGTTTATTATAGTGTTTTTAACTAAGTCTGTCCTATTTATAAATAATGCTGTCGCCATAATTTTAATTGTAATAACCGTTGTTTGGCATATTTGCTGGGTACATAGCTACCTCTTTTGGGTTTTTAACGATGCGCGCCTCTTTGCGTAAGCTAGGATCAAGCTCGTTAATTTTCTTAATAGCTTCGGTAACCGTAATTTTTTTGTTGTTTTTCTTTAAATACGTTCTGCGCTCAAAATAATGTCTACAGTTTGCACCGCCTTTATATAAAAATATATTGTAATTGTCCGCACCGCCTATTCCTAAGCCTGGGTTAACGCCGTTTGCATTACCGTTGTAATTTGGGTTGTCGCTGTCTAAGTCTTCGACGCGGTATATTTTTTTTGCGTCCCACATTTTTTTACAAAAGTCTCTTTGTGGGTTGTTGTTTCCCATATAAGCATAACGTACTTTTATTATAAGTGTGTCTTGGTCGCTTTTTTTGTTTGGCGTACTCTTTACTGTACTAGCTAAATTTAAACCACCCCTTACGTCTGCATCGTATTCGTTTGCTGGTCTAGCGTCTATTAAGTCGTAATTTTCTAGGTCTTCGTCTTCGCCCATTTCCATTAACTTACTGTAAAGCTCTTCGCGCATTTTGTCCGCTTCCGACAGCGGTACGCAATTCGGTACTTCTTTACCGTCTTTTATTTTTGTACCTATTTGCTCGTAGCCGTCCCAGCAAGGTGCTTTTAAATTATGGCTTTCGCATGGCATATACCAGGTTTTACCGTCTTCGTCTTCGTGTTCGTGGTAACCGCCGCAGCCCATTTCTTTTGCTACTGCTTCTGCCTCTTCTTTTGTGTCAAACGCTGTCCTACCGTCTATTTGTTTTGTTGCTAGAGACAATTTTTGCCCTGTTTGCTCTTCGACCTCTTGTTTTGTATTTGCGTTTTCTAAGTCTACAAACTCTAGCGGCTGTAGTGTCTTAATATATAGCTTTAAACTAACGTCGTTAAATGCTAGTATAGCGTCAAACGCTTTTAGTATTAAGTCTTGAAACGGTCTAATTACGGTATTGTCAAATAAAATAGAGCTGTTTTTTAGCTCGTCGGCATTTGACGAAAAACCGTTGCCGTCGCTTTTAATTCCTAGCAATAAAGGACTAGTTATTCTATGAGAAACCAAAATTTTCGCGCCGCTCTCTCGACTTAAAAACTCATATTGTTGGTGCGCGTCCGATAGTTGTACAGTTTCGATAGTCGCTTGCTCTTCTGCGCCATTGTTAAAGGCTAAAATTATACGACCACTATTTGACGTACCAGTATATTTTTGGTAAATTTTTTGTTCAATTTCGCGCTGGGTGTCTTCGTCTGGAATACCGCTATTCATATTCATTAAAAGGCTAGGCGACATGCCGTTTAGTAAGCTGTTTAAATGAAAATTGCTTATTTCGGTTTCCATCTCTATGTACTGACTTCCCCCCTGGTAGTCTGGCGGAGAAAAATATACGAAACCAGGTTTATATGGTTTTATACAATATATTTCTAACGCCTCTGTCGACATTCCAAAAGCTGGTATACGTTTTAATTCGCTTTTATTTTTTACGTCTGCCCAGTCGTTACTATAGTAGTATGCCTCAATGTCGCCGTCTTCGTTGCACCGCTCTGGTCTTAATGTCTCAATAGGAAAATGCTCTACTTGTACTATTTGCGTGCGCTCTTCATTGTAAATAACCTGGACGCTTGCCTGTCCGAATAGCTTTAAGTCTATGGCTATTTTATGTAAACAGTCGTCTGTAAATAGTTTTTTCATTACAGCATAACCGTTTGGGTTTTTTGAACTGTCTGTAGCGTCTACGCCGCGCCCAGCTATAAGTTGAGCAATACCGTTTATTGCTGCCGAATTTGTTGGCGAGCCGTTAAAAAGGTCATTAAGGTAACCGTAGTAATTATTGTCAGCGCCATAGGAAACCCAGGCTTGGTTTTTGTCTTCAATAATTTCTGGCGACGTATAAGTATTTAGGTTTATAAATTTTAACCCAGGGTTGCTAGTCGGCTTTTTTGTTGTTTTTTTCATATTACATTACTATATAGTCATTATTGTAACTATCGTCTTTTTTATAAACTCCTTTATTAATTGAGTACGACAAATGTTTGTTTTGGTCTATTACTTGTGCGGTACAGAAAAATTTATCGAAACTTAAAGTTTCTTCTCGCTTATCGTCATTCCATGCGTAAGTTGCTGTTTGCCATAAGTCCTCGTTTTCGTTCCAAATGTCATAGTCGTATTTTAGTGAGACGTCGTAAAAATGTCCCTCTACTAAGTTAAAAACTCCAGTAACTTTTAAATAGTCGTTTTCCTGTACTATTGTAGGCGTGTAAACTACCACCTCGTTTGTTTGATCGTCTCGAAAATATATTTTATTTAAAAAGTCGTAATGCTTTGGTATAAAATAAAACGTTTGCTCTTCGGTTGTTGGTTTTAAAACTTTCATTATGTATATATAACGTGTAAATTTTGTTTTTTGCACAAAAAAAAGAGCGCATTACTGCGCCCTCTTGTTAGCCTTAGCATATACCTATAATAACCCCTATTATGCTGGCTGTATTTGTGAATTACTTACATTTCCAGTAACTACAGTTGATGCCGAAAAATACGCTGGCAACGTTTCTTGTGCGGCAAATGTTAACGCGCTAAAACCGCTAAGGTCGCCATAGGCTTGCCCAGTAGTAATACTACCGCCGCTACTATGTACGCCATTTGTTGCACCCATTAAAAAATAGTTGTCGTTATAGTCTTCGACAAAAATGTGTGTTCTAGCTTTTAGCAAGTCCGCAAGCTCGTGTTGCGTTGCCATATCTAGTTTTTTGAGCGTTACCGTTAAAGTTTGCTCATAAAAAATGCTACCATTTTCAGCCGACGACGTGATAGCTTGCTCTAAACCGTTGCTACCCTCTACCTCGTATTTAAAAAGGTCTGGCGTCCCAGTTATTGCGGTCAATTCGCCTGTTGTTGGACTTACTGTAAGGTCGCCTAGTGTGCCGTAGCTAGCAACGTAAAACGCTTTTATGCCACCTACAGAGCTAGTACAAGGCAATTTACGTCCGATACTTAATGAATTACAGCTCATATTTATATTATTTTAAAAGTTAAAAAAAAAGGTAGGTAGGCACTATACGGCTTACCCACCTTTAATTTATTGAATTATTTATTTACTATGCTAGAGTATAAAGCGTCAAGTCCTGTGAAACCCCGTATTGCGTTCCAGCTTGATACCTGAGAATTATGCGAACATTGTCCGAGCCGTCGAGGTCAGCCATGTCTAAAACCTTGGCACTTGTTTGTCCCATATCTTCTAGTAAAGCCGTACCAAAAAATAGGTTTGACTTTTCAGCCGCTACAATATGGTCTGCTGGCATACCAGGTGCTTTAAATATTTTGATGCCCTCAAACGTTAAACCGCCGTTGTCATACCAAAGTGAGCCTCTGTTGTCTACTCCATTTGCACCGCCACCGTTTCCAGCAACCGCACCGAAACCGCCTAGAGCGCGTACGTATTTTTGAAATGCGCCAGTAGGTAGGTATAAGTGTAAGTCTTCTTTGCCGTATACCGCCGCTGGTATTGCGTCTACTACTTTGCCTAGCTCGTCAATAATATTGTCAGCTGTAAAGGCTGTAGCTGTTACGCCTGGTACGTCATTAACGTTAGCGTCAGCTAAGGCTGCTACAGTAATTCCTGTAAACTCGCCGTCGTTAGTACCTAGACCACCCCAGATAGACTGCTCTACGTTTTCAGCTACTTTTGCCGCAACGTGCGCCATAATATAGTCAGCAAACGATGTAGGTAGGTTTTTGTATGCGCTGTTGCCCATTTCTAAAGCCAAATAGTCGCTCAAAAAGTCCTTTTTACAAAGTTGCAAATTGACGTTAAAAGGCTCTACTTCTAAAATACGCTCGCTCAATGTAACCTGGTCGGCTGTTACTGTAAAGTCGCAAGTCGCGTCTGTTACAAGTCCTGTAGTGTCTAATTTTTTTACTACTTCTTTGTATTTTACATTTGGTTTTACGGTAATACCGCCTTTTTCGATAGTGTCGCCAGATAGCAACGCCGCGGAAATTATTTGCCCTAGGTATTGCCCTTCATAACTTGTAGTAATGGTGTCTACAGATCCATTACCAGTAATTGTACGTAAGTGTGTTTTTCTCATTTTAATTTATTTAAATGTACTTTTATTATTTATTGAAAATTTTGTTGAATACTCGGTTTTGAGTAGTGTTTGCTTGTGCGCCTTGGCTGTACAAATTAGCGTCTACTGTTTGTTTTGCCTCTGGGTTATGTTTCATAGGCTTACGAGCTGGTTTTTGACTAGACATTTTTTCTTTTTCTTTTTCGTCTTTGTCTTCCATACTTTCGTATTTTCTTTTTAGCTCTTCGACTTGCTCTTTTACCTCTTCTAATACAGGCGCAACAACCTCTACGACAGCCTCTACAATAGCGGCTACCTCTTCGGCTGCAATTTCTGGCACGTCTTCTACGACTACCTCTTCTAGCTCTTCTTTTTCCTCTTCTTTGTCGTCTTCGTCTTCTAAGTCTTCTACTTCAAGTTTTACCTCGGCAATAGTACCCTCTTCGGCGACTACAATAGTTTGACCGTCAGCGGTAATATACTCGCCTACTGGCAAAGGTATACGCTCGTCGTCAGAAACGATAAAAACCGCTTGTCCAGCCTCTAGGACGTCTGCCTCGATAACTGTTTCGCCGTCTTCTAACGTCAT